TGCCGACCAGACCGATGACGTTGTCACCCAGGCCACCCATGGCCTCGGGGGATTCAGTGGCATTGACGGTAATGCCGTTGTGCTCGAAGTTCAAAACCTCAGCCATGGTTAGTCAGCCTTCTTGGCAGCGGCCTTTTTGGCCTGGGTGGAGGGTGTTTTCAGTTCCAGTCGACCGGCGCTGTGCAACGCACTGGCCTCGACGTCGAGCAGATCAAGGTCTTGACCGACGCTCGACCAGTGCCCACCGCCGGTGGGGAATGGGACGAGCACGGTGTAGGTTTGGCGAACAGACATTTGCGAAATTCTCCAGACGCAAAAATGCAAAAGCCCCATGCCGGGGCTTTGTGCAGACGAAAAAAAACCGCTTTCGCGGTATGTGGCTTACTTGATGAAAGAGGGCAACTCAGGCCAGACCAGTTCAGCCGGTTGTTCCACCGTTTCAGGAATGTCGCGTAGAGCCTTTCGGTAAGCCTTGAGCTGTGCCAGTTGCTCGGCGGTAGCCGGATAATCAGGCAATTGAGTAAAGTCAGTGGCGCGCAGCAATTGATCGCGACGACTGCGAATGGCAGCCCATTCGATCTCCAGCATGGGCACTGCCAGGGGCAGATCGGCCATGATATTTTCTGATTGCTCAGTCATGCTTTCTCCTTAGTTGAACAAAACGGTATCGGCCAGGGACAACTTCGTCTTCAAGTCACCCAGATTGAATAAGCGGCCATTACCCACGCGCATGGTATCGATACGAACCGTGGTGAAATAAATATTTGGAATCAGCACTCGCATAACAATATTGCCATTTGCATCCACATAAACAGCAGGCGTCATATTGCCAAAGGTAGAAACATTCTGAAGCGTGCGGGTAGGCTGGTAGCAATAACCAACTATTGTTTCCTCAATGATTTTTGCCGTGCCATAACTGTAGCCTTTTATATTGAACCAGAACATTTCGGAGTTGACATTGATATTCAATGGGATTTTGAAATGCATGTAGACATTAAGACTGCTCGCCAGATCTGTCGACACAAAATCACCCTGCGCACCCACCCCATGCACGCCCCCCGTGCCGGTGACAAAACCTTGCAATATGTTCCGACGGATAGTACCCAGGGCCGTTGGATCACCTTCAACATCTTTTAGACTTCGCCATTCATTGAACTGATTCAACGCCGCGGCCATGGTGGTATTAATGCTGCCAATTTTCCCATTCACGACATTGGTCAAATTGTTTGCAGCCGTGACCAACGATGCAACAGTGGTTTCTAGACTCACGTTTAAGTTTCCTGTTTTATTAATAAGCCGACACAACCCTTGACGAGAGACTCGCCTTTATCAGCTGCAACCGCGATGACTTATCGGGTTTCAAGCGCCATTACCCGTAACAGCAGTTGAACATGACGGGACATATTATCGATATCGGCACATGCCAACGCCGTAAACTCTTCACTCAACAATATATTGAGATTTTCCGTCCCTACCGACACGGTGACGCTGTTCGCCGGCAACGGAGAGACATCCAGGGTGAACTTCTGCAATACGCGCGCGGCACTAGCCTTGTAGGTCAGTAACTTGCCGGCTACGGAGTAAACCGCCAGGAGCGTGCCACTGGCGAGATAGAAGCCGAATTCCCCGATTTCATATTCATCCGGACCGCTGAACAGCGCTCCCATCCTGAGTTGTCCTGCACCCAGGTCTTCGTAATCGACAATCGCAACGCGCTGTCGCTCATCGCGAAGTGCGGTTTCGGCGCCGGTAGGATCGTAGCGAGCGGTGCCGGCACCGATATGCGTGATCTCGCCCTTCAAACCCTGGTTTTTTGCCTGCAACACTTCACCCAGTCCCACAGAGGTGAAGCGAACCAGGCGCGTAACGTCATCCGTCATAACTGCGCCCTTCAATCATTGATTTTTGATGCGCTGGAGTTCCAGCGTTTATTGGCCGCGCCTCGCCCTTCACTCAGGCAGCGCCGAGTGCAGAGACAGCTCGCTATCAGAGAGCGGCAACGATGCACCTGCGCCAAACCCCACCAGAGCAGGCAACTCGATTTGCGGCAGAGCCCCTGCCCGCTCGCGGTCATGAATACTCAGACCGGGGTCCACAGCCATCGCAGCTTGCAAACCGGCGCGGGTGCTGTGAACGATGGTAATGGTTGCCTCATCACGCTCGCTTTTCGCTGCATTGATACGCCGTATCAGGCGGTTGTGATCGCCGCTCGACCAACGCGTACCAATCAGCGCCTGCACGTCGAAGGAATAGGGCTGCCCTGCTGGTCGCTGCTGATACCAGGCCGCTATATTCGGCGTGAAACCCAACGACTCAACGGCATGACTCAGCGCCTGGCGAGTACCCGCCTGGCGTTGTATTTGCCAGGCGAGCGATACCGTCAGACGTTTTTCGGTCTCGCCGGCATCGGCATCCCACTCACTGACACCGCGATCCGCTGCCAGATACGGCAGGAATGCCACCGGTGTTTCGCTCGGGTTCATCAGCTCGGGGAACGGCGGCGCGATGCGATCAAGCAGCGCACCGAAGCCCAGATCCAGTCCCCGTTCGAGTGCCGAGCTGTTGGCCGGCAACAAGGTCGGGCGTTGCGTTGGCTCACTCATAGCGTCAGCACCTCGACCTCGACCGCCGTGCAGTACGGCGCCTGAAACGCAGTGGTCACGATCGGCGCCAGCGGTTCAAGAATCTGCAGTTGCACGGCGCCAGCGCTGTGCAGCGTGTAGTCGATCCAGCTCGGGTCGACACGCCCTTCGAGGCGATGACAACTGTCGGCGTAGGCCTGCAATTGTTGCTGCGCGGCGACTTTGGTCAGGCCCGAATCGGGGCCGGAATTGATCTTCGCCACCACACGAATCTTGTAGCGTTGAATGTCGGCAGCCTTGACCGTGACCAGGTCGGTTTCCGGTCGCACATCGGGTCGGGCGAAGTGCTGGCGTACACCGTCAAGCAACGCTGCAGACGGGGTGCCATCGCCGTCTCGCGACAGCACCGTGACCTGCACCTCGCCCGGCGCCGTGCGCCGACCGTTGCCGTCCTTGACCTGTGCAGCGAGGCCGTCTGGGTTGAAGGTGTAGGTGACGTTCACCACACCGCCATCGCTGGATTCGACCTTCACCGTTGGCCGTTCACCGAGGGTGAATACCTCGCGGCGATACTGCATTCGCGAACCCGCAGCCGGGGCATGCGGTGCCAGGTAATAGCGCAGCCGGGCGTCGTCGTCGCTTTCATAAATTGGTGGTACCGGCGGGAATGCCGCAGGGTCACCCGCATCGAGCAACTGCCTTTCAAGGCCCATGTCCGCCAGCCGTGCATCGAGGTTGCTGCCGGTCGCCCACCACGCCAGCATCTGCTTGATACGGGCGTTGTATTTGCGTTCGTGGGTTTGCAGGCGCACGCAGAAAGCTTCCAGCGCGAGGGTCAGCAATTCGCTTTCGTTATCGAGGCTGGTCTTGAGTTTCGCCGCGCTGTCCGGCGCCCGGGTGCCGACGTATTCGACAACGAAGGTCTTGAACTCGGCAAGCAAGTCTTCGAAGGCGTCGACAGTGATCAGCGCCGGTTCGGCCAATTGGTTCTGGCCGGGGATCAACATGCTCATGTCACGACCTCGAATGTCTGTTGACGGTTTTTCCAGGTGCCGGCGAAACGCAGCAGCAGACCGGCGCCCTGACGGCTGGCGACGATCACGCTCGGCTGAAAATCGCTGATCCCGTTCTGCGCGTTGTAGAACGCCTGAGCCGCGTGGCTCTGGGCCAGAAGCAGAACGTCGTCACCGAGGTTCTGCCCCAGCAGCGTGGGGATCAGCGAGCCATAAAGGGGCCTTTTTTGCCGGGTGCCCAGCGGCGTGGTCAGGGCCCGGGTCGCGCGCTGCACAAACTGCAGCCAGTCGTCGACCGTGGCCCCGGAGTCTCTATCGATTCCGATCATGGGAAGCTCTTGATTCAGGGGCTGATGACGCGGCCCTGGTGATCCACCAACGGGCCGCTGAAGTGCACGCCCGAGGCGTCGATGCTCAGGCCGACGCCGCCCAGTTGCAGGCTGATCAGCTGTGGCGTCATCGTCAGTTGTGCCGGGCCGATGCTCAGTGCAAGCGATTCGCGAGAACCGGTAAAAGCCGCCGGGCCGTTCTGCCAGTGCAGGGTGTGTGTAGCGTCGTCGTAGCCGCTTTCAGTGCCGTCGACATGCACCCGGCGCGTCAGCGTCGGTACCGTTGCCGTCGGTGGAAAGCGGTCACTGTTGAGGCCGAACAACGCCACGCTTTGCGCGCCGCTTTCACCGCTGCCGTAGTTGAATAGCAGGCACTGCTCGCCCACGCTCGGAATCCGCGACTCGCTCTGCGCTCCGGCGCTGGGGTTGAAGAACTTGATCGACGGCGTGAGCAATCCTCCGTGGCTGACTTGGCAGGTGTTGCTCGCCGCATCGACAGCCTGACAGATGCCGATGCGACAAAAACTCTCGGCGCGGCGGTGCAGGTCATCGATCTCCGCTTCCATCTCGGCCAGCCGCTCGATAATCGGCCCCAGTTGCATGCGCAGTAGTGCGTCGAACATCGGTCAGGCCTCCAGCGCGGTGTATTGGTCGGGGTCGTCGATGTCGCTGACTTCCCAGGTACGGGCGAATTTCGGCGTGCCGAGCGGGTCGTCGAGCAAGGTCGGGCCGAGATAGAGGGTCTGGGTGAAAGTCAGGGTCCAAGCCTTGTATTGCTGATCGGCGCGTGTGAGCACTGACGGCAAACCATCAATGTTCATCGGCAGATCACATTGAGCGCCGGGCAGGCTCCAACGGTTGTCGGTGATCAGGTTTTTCAGTACGGCAATCAGATCGCAGGTGGCAAATGCGCTCGCAGAAAGTGCCGGAATGACTTGCAGCGATACCGTCATGACGTGGGCAATACGCCCGTCAGCGGCACGTGCGCCCGGTGCATTACGGTCGAAGTCGATCAACGCCCAGGCCTGAGCGCCGGGTGCCGTGAAGTCGTCGTGATTGCCGACCTGCAGATTCAGGCCGGCGCTGTTGCGCAAGGTTGTCGCCATCGCCGTGAACAGCTGCGAAGGCTGCTGGATCGGTGCGGGCATGCATGACCTCCTTTTCAATTGTCCACGCGCAACCCCGCCGCATCAGTTGCAGCGAGGCAAGAAAGTTTTGAGTTACTGGGGATCGCGCGGCGGGGGAACTTCGCAGACGCCGATGCGCTTGGCGGCCCAGCGTTCGTACAGACCGATGGCCACGTCGGCCCCGGCCATGGCGGTCAGGCAACCGAAGGCACCGGCGGCCCAGATGGATAGCCCGGCGGCGTACAGCAGCATGATCGCCGAGACGCCGCAGATCATGCAGGCGCCGGAGCGCAGGGCCAGACGCCGCAGCAATGACCAGCCGCGGGCGCCCTCCTTGTCGGCGCGCCACATTTCGCCGGACACCCCTCCCACTACAGCGAGGAGGATGACCAGCCAGATCGGCATGTCCGCCAACGCTTGTTGCTCGTTTGTCATGTCACGCCTCCTGGTTCTAGTTGATGAGTGTTGTGTGTTGGGTTCAAGCGATGTCTCTTCAGGTAGGCATTCCGAAAAGCCCGGCGTTGAGGCCGGGCTTTTCAGTAATGCGCTCCAGATTTTGATAACGGCGGATTTGAATCAGAAGGGGGCGACTGGCCACACGATAGTTGCGGGATAACCCGGCTGTTTATCGACGTCGCTGACGGCGATGCAATATTGTTTGTATGCCAGCAGCAGGGCTTGCTCTGGTGGAGTGGCAATGCCGGTATCAACTTTGTAATTCAGCGAGTTGAGCAGCAGCCAGCCCGCAGCGAAATTCAGCAACTGCCATTTCTGCTGTTCAGCTTCATCGCGCAGGTCTTGCTCGGGCGGCGTGAATGTCCAGACGCCATCGAATGTTGCGCCCCAACCGACGCGAATCTGTGTATTACCTGTTACATCAACCCAAAACGAAGTTGGCGAAGCAGGTGCTTCCGGGCTGACTTCACTTTCCTTGAGCTGGGTAACTTTGCTGTATTCAACCAGTGCATAGAGATTCATTTAGTCTTCCTTTGTGCGGTGTTAGCGATGAATGTCGTGATGGATCTGGCAGGCATTCCAAAAAGCCCGGCACTTAGCCGGGCTTTTCAGTAATGCGCTCCTTCGCCTTCCTTCAAATCCTGTATCCGAGAAGGAAGCTGACTTTTCGGCGCTACTGGCGCGGTACGAGTCCATTCAAATTGTTTTTCCGACCGCGGTCCCTGCCCGCCGGATAACTGCTTTTGGTGCTTTACGCTGCACACCCGGGTCAGTTGCCAACCCTCTGAACCGTCAAGGCC